TTGTAAACTGTGCCAATGTTGGTTTAATCCAATTGTCCATTAAAACTGTTTCATCTGCCGTTTGTGTTGACGCTGTAAATACAGTTTTTAAATGAATGTAAAAATCACGTGTCAATGGTTCAATAATATGTGCCACCTCTGCAATTTTCCTTATTTCTGACGTTATTAATTGCGGGTCCGTGTTTTGGTTTGTGAAACTCATTGTAATCACTTCTGCCGCCGTTAAAAACGGGTTGTCTGCCATGTAATTGTTAGTTATTGCCATTGCTTTGTTTTTTATTAATTATTGTGTCACCGCCCTCATCTAATGGGTCAAAACCTAACATAACACGTTGCTCGTTTAATGTTAAAATTGTTGACGCCTGTATGTCCGCCATGTAACTAATTGGCGGTTCATAAATAACCTCTAATGTGTCGGCATTAAATGGCATGAACTCATTTATTATGGACCTAATTTTTGACAAAATAATTCCCTCAACATCTTTTATTATTGTTCCCATAACCATTTCCCATGCAACACGTATTTCAGAACCTGTGTTGTTTAATTTTCCCGCACTTATAATTCCCGCCATTGCAGGTTGCCACCTGTGTGCCGTAATTATATTTTGTGACGTTAATTTTTGTAATTCCATAAATGAACCGTCTGCCGTGTCATTTAGCATTGTAATGTTTGCAGGTTTGGTGTCACCGTTTTTTACTAAAAATAAAATCTTTGAATTGTTGCCCTCACCCGTCCATTTTTGTTGTGCCTCTTTAACCAATTGTTCTGCCTCATCCTGTCCCATGTCACCGTTTATTTCTACAATTGCCGACGGCATAAAATTGTTCTCAAATTTGGTGTTGTTATATTGTTGCAATAAATGGTCAATATTTAACCATTTTAATGCTGCAACAAAATCAGGTAAACCATAATAACTAAATGTTGGTTCATAATCTTTAAAATGAACAATTGCCCTGTTTTGTTCAAACTTTGGAAACATTGACATAATATGTTGGTCCTTTTTTGTGGACGTGTAATTGGTCCAATCAGGATGAACATAAACATGCTCTTTGTCTTTTGAAATCCTGCATTTCGTTGCGTCAATATGATATAAGTTAATGCCGCCCTCATATTTAACAATTTCTAAATATGCGTTCCCAAATGTGTAATAATCAAACATTAAACGTGCATAAATATCACGTAAACTTTCACCATTATTAACATTGTCAACGAACCTCATTAATTGTTCGTCCTCGCCCTGAAATTCTTTGCCAACTGACAATATTTTTTTCTGTCCTAAAATTGCACGGTGTGTTGGTGATTTTCTTGTTATTTCTGCAAGAAATTCAGGAAACAAATTGTTTGCACCAAACGGAACGTATGGTGTTGCCATTGCATTGTTTGCCGTGACTTCCTCAATATTGTTGGGAACTGATATATTTAAAATATCAAATTTGGCAAAACCTAATTTTTTTCCCGCGTCTTTAATCCTCTGTGACGTCTGATTTTTTCGCTTTGCTTTCATTTGTTTTTACCTTTTTAGGTTTTTCATTAGTTTCAACAACCAACTCACAACCTTTGTCATACAATTTTTTTAATGTTTCCTGTGTAATGTCCAACGTATTGTATTTGACAATTGGTAAACCCCAACGAAATGATTTTGATTTTGCAATGTTTTTTATTAATTTATATGCCATGTCTTTTTATTTTATTCAAATTTATAAAAATGTTCAAACAAAAATTGGTGATAATCCGCAAACTATCACCAATCCGTTGTTAATATTACAAACTGTTAATCAATAATTGATAATAATTAAAAAAATTATTATACAGGAATTGTTGACTGTGCACCCGAATATTCACGTGGGTATTCACCCTGTTGTGTTGTCAACGTAATCGTTGTCCCGTTTGCTGTTTGTAATCCTGTTCCTGTTCCCTGCTCACCACTTGTAAATTCCATGTATGCTGTTTCCTCAAAAATTTCGTCATAACCTAAAACGAATAAATAAGTAACTGCGGGTGACGCACAATCGTCTGCATATGTTTCAATTATTGCTGTAATTCCACATGATGTTGCCAACATCATTAATTTTTCATTAACCACACCTGTGATTTTCGGAATATAAAACTCCAATGAAACATCCATTAATGTTGACCCGTTTTCTCTTGTTGCACTTGACGTGAAACCTGCGGTCCCTCTGTCAAATTCCCAAACGTAAAACACTTTTCCCGACGCCATTGTTACCGCCGAATAATCATGGTTTGAACCTACTGTGAACGAAACAATATCGTCTGTATTTGTCAACCATATTTTTTTGATACCACCACGCCTGTTCCTGTCGCAACATAATACGTTGTGTCCTGATGTAATTCCTGCCATTTTATTTTATTTTTTTATGGTTAAACTTTTATTAATATCCAATTTGCACTGTGCTGTCATACATGAATTGAACACCCATTTTGAAATATGCCCTCACATAAACTTTCTCTGTTAATTCATCATAAAACATTCTCATTTCACCTGACGGGTCATTTGTGTCTGTTCCAACAACTAAATTTTGTTTTGCTACATAACACGCCATAACGTCGTCTGTTAATGATAATGTTGCAACTGCCTCATCCCATGTGTGCATTGGCACAACTTCAATACCTCTAAATGTTACATTTCCGCCTGACTTCAACGCTGTGTATGCTGCGTCTGAACTCACACCCTCAATGCTTGTTAAATAATCATTGTAAATTTTAGGTGAAACGTAAAATGCTTTTTCATTTGTTGGCACACCCTGTAATGCTGCGGGTGCGTCTGCAAACATTGAACGTAATGCCGCAATTCCGTCACCTGCTGTAAATGCACTTGCATTTGGTATTGTTGTTTTGTTACCATTAACAACACTGTCCGCCTTTAACATTTTCCACCAACCGTCTGTTGCTATGTAACACGCGTTTGTTCCTGTTGTTGTATCACCGTGCCATGCTAATTTTGTGATGTCATTTCCAATTGACTGTCTAACGTTTGCCAATATTGTGTCCATTAATTGTGTTCCTGTTAAATCAAAAACATTTACACCATTTTTAAAACTTTCCTCAATATACGTTCCAAAAAATGCGTCCTGACATTCAGAAACCGCCACTCTTAATCTCCCTGCCGTAATTGTTTTGTCATTTACTGCAAAACTTCCACTTTCGGCACCACCACAACCCTCATATTGTTTTACGATACAAGATAATGCGTCTGCCGTGTATAAATTCATTTTGTGTTTTACATTCGGTATTACTCTGAATTGGAAAATGTCGCTATCTCTAAAAATAGGTTCCAAAAATAATTCCGAAAAATTTGCACCTGAATAGGTTGCACTAATACTGCTTGTTGCTACATTTGCCATTTTTTCTAATTTTTATTTTTGTTAATATTAATTTAATTACTGTTTATGCTCTACGTTTCATGCCGTTCGCAATTGCATTAAAAAATGCCGCGTTCGGGTCAACAACTTTGTTCTCTAAAATTTGCGGGTCATTGTCTTTTGAAACATCTGTTCCCGTTGCTTTCATTTTAGAAATTTCATTGTTTAAACTTTCAATCTCATTTGACGCTGTTTCTAACTGTTGCGTTTTGTCAACAATTTCGTCATCTTTCATTCCCATTGCTTCCTCTAATTTGTGAACCGCTTTTTCTAGGTTCTCAATTCTAGTTTCCATACCGTCCCAATCTGCAACGTCTGCCTCTTCCTTTTCCTCATGTCCTTCCTCATGCTCGTTTGTAATTTGCTCATCTGCATTATTTGAAATCAATGATTTGATTTTTGATAAAATTGATTTGTTTTCCTCTGTGTTGTCCACATTTGCATTTTCTTTTGCCATGTCTTTATTTTTAGTGTTTGTTAATACTGAATTAATATCGTCATATGATATGTTTTTGAATTTTGAAATATCATAATTGTTTTCAACTTCAATTGCTTTTGTTATGCTATTTGCAAAACCGCTTTCAATTGTTTCATTTGCATTAAACCATGTTTCCGCGTCCATTAAACCAACCAATGTGTCAATGTCCGTTTCTGTTTTTTGTGCATAAATCTGTGCAATTTCCTCACCAATTTTATCCAAAACGTCTGCGGTTTTTCTTAATTCTTTTGCGTCACCACCTGCCATTGTAAACGGGTTGTGTATCATAAACAATGAATTTTCTGCCATTTCAATTTCGTCACCTGCCATTGCAATAACTGACGCAATTGACGCTGCAATTCCCTGAACCTTTGTTGTGACTTTTTGTTTGTGATTTTTTAATGCGTTATAAATTGCAAGACCGTCAAAAACCGAACCACCTAATGAATTGATGTAAATATTCAGGTTTTTACCTTTTAAATCTTTTAATTGCTCAATGAAACTTTTGGCGTTCATATCATAACCACCAATTTCAGAATAAATAAAAATGTCGGCACTTTTATCACCGCCATTATTTTTTATGTCATACCAATTTTGCATTGTGCAAAAATAGAATATGTAAAAATTTTAATTACGAAAAACGCGGAAATTTTAAACCTCTGTTTTTTTCTTGGTTTGGACTTTGTAAATATATTTGTCCTCTTTTGATTTTTTAACGTTGTGTGATTTGTGAAATTTACGCCTGTATTTATAAATTATGCCCTGCACTTGTCTGTCTGACAAATCATATTTAATTGACAAATCCATAAATGTATGTGTGCAATGACCATTGTTTTCAATCAACATTTTGTCAAAATCTTTTATTATTAAATAATTCCGAACACGCGTTGGTTCGCACAAACCCTTTTCAACTAAATGAAAAACAACGTCTTTTGGGGTTGCATATTCGCCAAAACGTGTTTGGACCTCAACCCAAATTGTTTCAATAAATTCTTTGACATGAATTATGTGGTTTGGTTTTGCCATTCATGTTGAATTTTAAACATTGTATTTAACATTTTTGTTGCACAACCACCACACCCAAATATGTTGTCGGGAACGTCGGGGTCAACGTGCTTTCTAAAATATTGCAATATTTGTGTTGCTGTTTCTCTGTGATAAATTAAATTGCCACGTGCGTCACGTTGAATTTGTTTCAATAATAAATCAACCTCATTTTTGTCCTCTATTGTAAACCGTTCTGATAATCTTTTTTCGTGCATGTTGTTTTTTGTTTCTTTTACAAATTTAATTTCAAATTTTGGAATTGGTAACACCATTTTTTAAAAATCTTTAACAATCCGTTGTTAATTTACCATTTATCAATCGGGCATTTACCACCCCAACACGCGTTCATTTTTGTTTTCGCTTTTAAATTGCATTTACATATGTCACAACTCGGCGAATTAAACAACCATAAAAATCGTCCACGTCTGTGTTCACATTTTTTGCATATTGCCAACCTTTTGTTTTGTGTTTCTTTGTCAACGGTTATTTTCATGTTTTATTTTTTAATACAACAATTGTTTCCACATACATTTAAACATATCATTCCCAATGATAACGTGCATAATAATTTACAAATCAATTTTTTCATAATATTTATTTTTTTAAGTTATTAAAATGTTGCCTGTGCCTCTATATTTTCAACGCTTTTTTGTGTGTCTGTAACATCCGCCTCAACCATTATCACCTGTTGTTCGGCTTGTCCTGACAATGCGTTTGCCATTGCCATACTTTGGTCCTGTAAAATATCGGTTGCAAATGTCAACCCACCGTCTGCAAACTTTTTGCCGCCACCTGCCTCATTCATTGCACTCAATTGTGACCTGAACATTGCCGTTGACCTTTTATTAATTACTGCCTCGCCACCCTCTAATTCAACCACACGTCCGCCAACTCTAAATTTTTCGCCACCCTCTGCATGTGACCGACCGTGAACCATACCACCGTCCGCAAACGTTTCGTTAACAATACCACCCAATTCGGCTGTTGGTGGTGGTGCTGAATTAATTGTTGCGATTTGCATACCTGTTAATGCAACCATTCCTGCCGTCAATATTCCTTTAATAATTGCGTCGGCAATTGCATTTCCTGTTGCTGTTGAACTCCAAATTTGCATTACTGCCATTGCACCCGCCATTATTGCCTGTGACCTTTGGAACTTTTTATTTTTTTCAAATTGGTCAATTTTTAATTTTAACATTTCACCGTCATGCCTTTTTTCAATTGCCTCAATTGCGTCCGCCTTTTGTTCCTCTGTCATTCTCGCAAACTCTGCCGTTTCTTTTAAATCATTAATTTCTGTTTCTTTTGCTGTTTGCATGTTTTGCAATTCCGCGTCTGTTTGTGCGTTTTGAAATTCGTTAAATCCTGCCAACAAATCCATTGCCATTCCTAATGATGACGACAAACCATTTACAAAATCACCACCCGTAAATGCACCCTCACCGTCGTCACCACCTGTTCCAAACAATGCCTTATTCATAAACCCACTCGGTGCACTTTCTTGATTTGACGCACCCATTTCCTTTAATTTTGTGTTTAAATCCTCAATTGTTTTTTTGACTTTATTTATGTTTTCCGCTTGGACGTCGGCACTTTCGGTTGACATATTTATTTCCATTAAATACAATTCCAATTTTGCTTTTGCAACTTTCAATGCCTGTTCAATTTGTTCACGTGCTAAATCCGCACCCGCCTTTTCTAATTTTTCAATGCTTTTTAATTGGTTTTCCTCAACCTTAATCAATTCCTCTTGTTTTGCAATTTTTTCCTGTAAACCTGCATTGGTGTTTTTTAATTTATCGTCATTTTTTGCCATTTCGTCCGTCACCTTTTTATCAACGTCCGCCAATTTCTTTTTTGCCTCTGCCAACTTTTTTGCGGCTGCCTCAACATCACCATTTGTTGCTGCCTGTTCTTGCAATGCTTTCATTGCGTCATTGACATTGTTTTTCAACCTTTCGTATGCTGTAATTGTTTTTTCGTCCTCATTATTGCTTTCAACCTTTGTAATGTTTAATGCTTGTATTGTCTTTTGTGACTGTTCCATTATGTCTGTTTGCTTGTCCTGCAACTCATTCATTTTTGCTGTCAATTGGTTCCGAACTGTAATTTCACTGTTTGCCGTTAATGTTGCGTTGTTGAAATCGTTTGTTGCCTCATCATATTTGTCGGAACTGTAACGATACGCATTGACAAACGTTCCAATTTCGTCACCCAAAAATTCAACGGCGTCTGCATTTTCATAATATTGGTCTGTTTGTTCGTCATAAAATTTTCCTAAAATCACACCGTCTTTAACCTGAACATCTGTAATGCCACGCAATGTCAAACGTGCCTGTGCCTCTCTGTCTAAACTTGCCTGTAATTGGTCCTGCAATGCCAATTCCTCATTTATTAATGCAATAACTTTTTCCTCACTTGCTTGTAAAATTATTTTTGCTTTTATTGATTTTACTGCATTGTCATATGCCGTTGATAATTGTGCCGCCAACTTTTTTTCGTCATCTAAATTATCAATTGTTATTGGTGTGACTTTGTTTAAATCCTCAATTGCTTTTGTTCGTTCTTTACGTGATAAACTTTCGTTTTTGATTTTACTAATTAATTGTTTAACGTTTGCAATTTCTGCGTTTTGCTGTTTGTCTGCCTTTGCATTTATTTCAACAAAATCCTCACGTTCTTTTTTAATTTCTGCCATTGCGTCCGCACTGTCCTCTGCATTATCTTTGAATTGTGACCACAATGTTACGGCTGCGGCAATTCCTGATAATAATAAACCAATCGGGTTTGCTTTTACAGCAACATTAAATGCACGTTGTGCAATTGTTGCACCTTTTGTTGATGTTGTAAATAATTTTGAAATTGCTGTGTATGCTGCGGTTGACGCTGAAATTACTTTTGTAATTCCATTTGACGCAACTAAAACCGCTTTATAACTCACAAACGCTGCCGTTGCTGTTAAAATTACAGGTGATAATGCTTTTAAAACTCTAAACAAACCTGATATGCCGTCCAAAATTAATGTAATTGCGGGTGACAAACCGTCAATTAACTCAATAATAAAACCCTCTGCCGCCGACTTTGTTTCGTCAATTGAACCTTTTAAACTGTCCCTCATTACGTCTGCAAATTGTTTTGTAATACCCTGTGAATTTTTTAATACTTTGTTTAAATCATTCATGCTGTCGGCATTTTTTAACATTGATAAAAATGCGGTCACGGACCTTTTGTCTGTAATTTCTAATGCACCCGCAACGTCAATTCCTGACGCTTGTAATTCTTTCATTGCGGGAATTAACTCATCCACACTTGTAATGTTACGACCCAACGACTTTGCCAAATCACCTGCGGGGTCTGCTAATTTTAAAAATATGTTTCGTAATGATGTTCCTGCCGTTGACGCGTCCAAACCTGTGTTTGCCAACTGACCTAAAATTGTTGTTGTGTCCTCTAATGTAAAACCCACTGACGCTGCAACACTCGCAACCTTTGGCATTGCTGTTGCAAATTTACTTAAATCCAACGCACTGTTTGAAAATGCTGCCGCCATTACATCTGTAACACGTGACGCCTCTGACGCCTCTAAATTAAATGACCGTAATGTAATTCCGACCTGTTCGGATGTTTCACCCAATTCATTTCCAAACGCAAACGATAAATCCAAAATTGATGACGTCATTTGTTCAACCTCATCCGCTTTGAAACCTAATTTTGACAATTCAACTTGTAACCCTGCAACCTCACCTGCGGTAAACGCTGTGGACGACCCCAAATCTTTTGCGTTTTTTTCCAACCGTTTCATTTCCTCTGCGGTTGCACCTGAAATCACACCAACCTGTTTAATTTGAAATTCAAAATCTGAAAACGAACCAATTGCACGTTCCAATGTTTTAAATGCCATGACTGCCGCACCTAATTTTACCGCCATTCCTGAAATTGCTGCACCATAATTTCCAACGTTTCGTTGGTTTCGTCCCATTGCTTGGTCCATTTTTTTTAATTGCTCGGTGTTTTTATTCATTTCCGCCGAAATTTTATTGAACTCCTTTCGGTTTTTTCCTAATGGGTCCTGCAATTTTCGTAACTCAATTGATAATTTTGCGTTTCTTTTTTGTAAATCATTATAACTTTTGCCCTGTGCATTTAATGCCTGATTTGTTTTAATAATTTCTGTTTTTGCACGGTTCATTTCTGACCGCATTGCTTTCAATTTTGTTTCTGCCTCAACAATAGATTTGTTGTATTTATCACTGTCCTTTCCCGCATTTTTTTGTTCGTCTTTTAATTGCTTTAATTCTTTTTGCGTTGCGTCCATTGCATTTTTTAAATCAACCATGTCTGACGTTCCGTCAACTTTAATGCTTAAAATTGTTTCCAAATTGCTCATATCTAATTGCTTTTTAATACTTTACGGACATTTGTGCTAGTGTTACCCATTGACGCCTGTATGTCCTGATAATAAATTTCATAATAATTTCCTGCCGCGTCCTGTGCCATAATTGCACCACCGCCACCCTCTAAAACGTTTCCTGCATTATCAACTGCCAATGCTGTAACACCATTTTGAATGATTTGAATTGGGTGGTTTACATTTGCCAATGCGTTACCCTCACCAATGTAAATAACACCCTGTTTCATATTGCTCAAACCCTTACCAATTGCAATTTGGTTTGCACCCTCAATTACATTATTGTTTTGACCAACGTTCACACCTTTTAAACTGTCCCTGTTAATTACACGGACCATTTTGTTTCCGACCTTACCCGTTGCCATTCCGCCATGTGCAATTTGCGTATTATCATATGTTGTTTGTTGTCCGCTTTCGCCATTGCTTTGTGTCCAACGACGTGACAAATTATTTACGTTTGGTTGGTTTAATACTGTAAAACGTTTGTTTCCAAAACCACCTAATAATGAAACATTGTTGTCACTGTTTCTTAAATTATTTGAAACATAATCCAAACTTTGTTGACCCCTAACCTCATTTTGTTGTGTATATTTACCATGTGAATTTGATTTGTGTATTCGTTTGGTTGGCAACGCAACAATGTATTGGTGCAATTCAACTTTTGTTAATTCGTTTTTGTTTGGTTTGTAATCAACAATTTTATTAATAATCCAATATGTGTTCCCACCTGTAACGTCTGCGTCTAAATAAACCAAACGTCGTAAATCTAAATTTGCAATGTCATTTGAATTTAAATTAAAAAATGCAACTTTTAAACGTGGACGTTTAATTAAATTTTCAATTCCACGTTCCCAAAAAACCCTGTAAAGACCGTCACAATAATCATGTGTTGCGGGTGGTGTTGGTTGTGGAACCTGTGCCGTTGTTGCTAAATCATTGTATGGTAATGTTGGGTAAAAACTTTCACCGCCAATTGTAACCTGTCCCATGTATGTTCGGGACCAATCTGCGTATGTTATCACGGCGGGGTATGTTTCATATTCGCCGTATGAAACTCCGTTTGAACTCATAAAACGCCATGTCAAATTTGGGTCCGACCCTGTTGTTGGGTTCAATGGTATTTTTCCCGCCCAATATAAAATTCGCGGTCCAAAATTTGTAACTTTATCAGGATAAGCATTTGGGTCTGTGTTTGTCCAAATTAAACTATATTCACTGTGAATTACGGGCATGTATGGTGCCCACTGTTGGTTGTTTGCAATAACTCCGTCCCGAAACATGTATGACGGTGTGTAAAAATTGGTTCCAATTTTACTTTCTTTGTCTTTGTATAAATCACCCAAATCCATAACGAAACTGTCCAATTCACAAATCTGTCCAACTAATTTATTTCGTTCGTCAACAAATCCGTCTGACCCGTCGTTTTCATATGTAAAACACAAATCACGGTTTAATGCGTCATAAATAAATTGGTCCTTTTGGTCTTTGTGCATTGTGATTTTATCAGACCAATCAACTGCCGAACTTACGCCCGTAAAAAAATTGTCACGTGGCTCAACGTAAATAACTTTGTTTATTTCGTCCGCTTTCCAATACAAATTGAACAACCCCGTCAACCCATTTACATAATCCAATTGTGTTGTGTCACACGGCAATAAACCTGCAACGTCAACAACGTTTGTTGTTGTTGTTGTTTGTGAACCTGACAACCCACCACCAATTGTCCCTCTGTTTATTCGGTATTTGCATTGACATGACCCCGTAACTTTGTCCGCACCCAATTCATATTCAACGGTGTTACTTGTAACCTCAACATACAACCAATATCGGTCCTCTAAATCAACGGGCTCAATTAATACATTTGACGCCTCTAAAATACAAATGTGGTTTTGTGTCAAACGACGGTTAACGTGTGCGGCATTATACCAATTCATTATTGCCATTCCTGCGGGTAACACAACACCATTTGTGTCCAAATGTATTGCCTCTGTGTAATTTTCGTCATGATGTTCGTGCATTAACCACAAACGGTGCCAATAAAAATCACCACGTCCCTCCTCACCTGAATAACTGTCATATTGTTGGTAACCCTGATGATAACCATAAAAACCGCCAATGGTTGAATTGTTGCACATCCTGCAATCGTATGGGTCGGGTTCATTGTCAATTATGTATTGATAATCCATTTCCGTTTCAACCTCAATATTCAATGTGTATTCTTGTAATGTGTCGGGTTTAAAAACTGCCACATCCGTCATTATGTCCTCTGACGTGTCGGGTGTTGTGTTACAATCAAAACCACTGTAAACCGTGTCACCTGTTCCAAACTGCAAAATACAATCCCAACCATAACCGTGTGAAATTAAACCTGAAAAACAAATTGACGGAAACATTGGTGGGACCGTGTGTGGAACATAACCACAATCTCTGCCATACCACATCCACCAATAACCTGCAATTGTTTTTGCCCTATGCGAACCAATTGCGGCAATATCAACACCGCCATATGTTCCGCGAAAATCCCAAACGGACGCGTCTGTTGCTGCGGGGTTTGTTCTCGTTTTTGGTTGGATGTTACTGCTTGACCATTGCCCTGTGCTGTCAAAATTTGGACCAACTGCCGTCATGTTTGCATACTGAATTGCACCGTCAAATGTATTGCCTAATGACGCAATGTTTCGGTAGTTAATTGGAATTTTCCAATTTGTTTGTCCGATACCAAAATTAAACGAACTGTCTGTGCTTGTTGATGTTTCAACTTCCCATGCGTCCTCTGCTATTGGAAACAATGTCACCAATTTTTTAAACCAATTCGTTTCAAAAAAGTTTGAAACCAATGTGTAACCCTGACCCGCAAAAATTTGTGTTACTAAATTATAAATAAACCATGACGGTAACAAATCTGTGTAATCAACTGCGTCGTGACCATTCCATTTTCCTGTGTTTACTAATGGAAAAATAAACCATGTCCCAACACCACCTCTGATGTCCAAACCGTTTTCGTAATACCATGTTTGCCAAACGTTGTCACGTGTGTATTCCCATGTTGTCGGGTGGTCGGGAAAATTGTTACCAACTGTTAAATCTATTTCGCACAACGGCAATTTGTCCAACTGATTTACCCATTCAAAATTTTCACCAAAAATCACACATTCATAATGCTTTACAATATCGTTTTGTGTTACGCTTTTAAGTTTAAAACCACCCTCTAATATCAACTGACTTTCCTGATAAACTTTCGCGGTTTTTCCCTCAATGATTTGTGACGCATTATATGTTCCCTCGTAAACAATATTTTTTAAAACACGGTTGTTGTTTTCTGTTGCGGGAATTTTAAATGTTTTTGTAAATGTTCCCTTTGATTTTTCAATGTCTTGAACATCTTTAATTGTGTATGAAATTGCCAATGGAAAATTTTGTGCTGACAACACATCCAATGTTCCCTCTTGAATGTTTGTTGCTTTGTCCCAAATTTGCAATACTATGTCCGTTGTGTCCTGTCCCATTTTGTTGTTTTTTTACCCACGCACATAAATGTCGTCCTGTGCGTAACTGTATGTGAATTTTAATTTAACTGAATTATCTTTTGTGTCTGAAATTTGAATTGATTTTGTTTCAATAACAATTGGCACCCAAATGTTGCACAATGCCGCGTCACGGTTTGTTTCGTTTAAATCAAATGTGCTGAATGACTGTGGGTTTGTTGCACTATTTGCCGAAAATTCCCAACGAACATAAGTTTCTGCGGAACCCAACATTTTTGAAAACCATTCCGCCTCAACATTTGACATTTCATGGCTTGTAATTTTCCAACGTTTCTCAACTGTGTTTTGATAATTTTGTTTTCCTCTTTGCTTGTATGCACTACGTTGTGTCACACGTCTTTCATATCTTTGTGGTGTGTATTTACGTTCTGTTTTAACCATTCCGTTTGACGTAAAAAAATCATATGCACCCATTACATTTTTCCATGCAAATCGTTGGTATGCGTCAATTCTTTTACCACGCCGTGTGCAATTTCTGTCAATGTCAAAACGCCAACGAACTGACGCAACATTTGCTGTTGACGCCGTTGCGTCTGAAATGTTATTGTAAACATAATAATGGTCCACATTAACAAAATCGGTTCCCTCTGCCGAATTTGCTGTTAAACTTGACGTGGCAATTATTGACCTAAAACCAACGTCAATACTTGCAAAACCCGCACTGTCCATTCCGTATGTCCATGAAATATTGTGTTGGTTTAATCTGTTCCCTGCCTCATCCATTGTGTCAATTTTTAAAACATTAACGGGGTGTCCTGCGGGTGCTGTTGCATTAATACAATGAATGTAATATTGTTCTGACGGTCTTATTTTTGTGATATACATTGGTTGATAAGTAGAACGGTCGTCACCTGAAACAATATATTTCATATATCTTTTTTGAACAATGTTATCTGTCAACCAATTCCAACCATACGACGCGTTTGACGTGTATTGACGCATTGTCCATGCCGCTAAATATAATGGTGGGTTGTTGTCAACCTGATTAAGCATTGACGCGGTTAATGGAACGGCTGCCTCATAAACAAAAAACTCTGCCGACGTTGTAATGTCTGTGTCCAATACAACTGTGTTTGTTGTTGCGTCTAAATATTCACGTTGAAATTTTACACGGACCTTCCAAACATTTACATTTTTCCAAAAATCCTGTTTTAATAATCCGTAATTTCCTGCCTGACAATCACCCATTCCCAAACCATTCAAATTGTAAATATCTCCTTTTGGTAAATTTCTAAACACTGCCTGTGCGTCAAAATTGTATGTTGTTGCAACAACTATATTTGACGCAACACGAACTGAACCACCAAAATCAACAAAACCTGTCCCGTCGTTATATTGACATGTTGCAATCACATTAACTGTGTTTGCTGCCGTCTGTGACAATGTAAAATCAATGTTGCTGTAACTTGACTGACATGAATTTGTTTGTGGTTGAAAACTTATTGTAACTAATGCCATTATATAAAAATTTTAATTTCACCTGTTAAACCTTTGACCATTGTGACCACCTGCATATTAACTGCCTCTGCCATTTCCTGAACATATCGGTCACGTGCTGTTTGTGTTTTTTCTACAAAACCCAATTTACCTTTATTTATTGGGTTTCCCTTACCCAATCCGCCTTTTGCTGTTTGGTTGTATGCAATTGCAAATGCAATAGACCTAACAACTTTGTTGTCTGACGCAATACCTTTTATTTTTAACCATTTAATTAATCCGTCAATGTATGCTGATGACTTTGCACCTGAACGTCTGCCAACTTCATACGGAATGTTTTGACCTGAAACACCATAATTAACATATTTCCAATAATCTAATGCCTTTATTTCAACTGTATATGCAAATTCACTTAATGCCAAAACTGTATGTGTCAATGAATTTATTAATGCACCTGACGCCTCACGTTTTAATTCAATAAGTTTTAAACCCAATTCTCGTTGAATTAAAATTGCTTTGTCCTCAATTATTTCTGTTGGTTTCTGCATTTTATTAATTTATTAATCACCGCCGCCGCTTGGTGGTGGTCCGTCCTGAACTAAATTTAAACAATATCTGAAATAATTTAAATTAAACGTCACCTCAATTTGCAACATTTGGTCATTACTACTTTGTGTCCGCCTACTAATTTGCACTGTTCCCGAACCCAAAACAACTTTTGAACCCAAACGGTCCAACAACGCATTTATAAATTCGTAAAAACATGTTTCCAATCTGTCCCAATATTCCGCCTTTATTTCGTCGTCTGTTATGTTGTAACGGCTTGGCGTATAATTATAAATTTGTAATTTAAATAATGTCAAATTATTAACTCTGTTTTTTTCATATTCGTCAACTACTGACGACGACGTTGGCGGGTTTACAATCATTAATGGTAAATCCTTATTGTGTATTTCGTCAACATCCTGTGGGTAACCAAAATGAAACATTGGGTCGGGTGAACTATCTGTGGCAACACCACAACGGTTGTTGTTCCAAACATATCTCATGTTTGTAATTATCTCATATAAATCTGTTACGTTGTTTGCCATAATTTTATTTTTTCATTTTTGCTTTAATGTCTGCCTCTTGTTGCATACCGTCACGCACCGCACTTTCATATTCGTTACGTGCTGTTTTCCAACTTAAATATGCAAATGCCTCATACAAATTTGTTTTCATTACACTGTCAATTGCATTGTATGGATGTTTTGTAAACACACCGTCTGTTGCCAAATCATACAAAGTATTTGCCCACCCATAACCTTTCATGATGTCCCAATTTTCTGTTGCATGTCTGTTTCCGTTTCTGTTGCCGTCTTTAAATAGGTTTCCAAATTTTTCGTGTATGTGTTGGTTTGCATTGTCAAAAAAAAAACAAAATTCCAAACAATGTCCATTGGTAGTTTTTCAAACAACTTTGTTTTTTTCCTAATTAAATTGTCTGTGTTCTCAACATCTTTTTGTTTGCACATTATTGCCATTTGTTCTGCCATAACCCCAAAACGTCCCTCATCAATATCCGCTTTTGCAACTTGCAATTGTTGTGTTTCAATGTAATCACCAAACGTTGTGTCTTGCATATTTACTTTTGGAAAATAATATGTTTTGCCTTTAAAATCAAAACTTTCATTAAACAAATTTGCGTCAAACTTTTGTTGCCAATTTTTCTTTAAACTTTCATTGCTGTTTAACAACTCTGTCATTGTGTTAATAATGGTGTTCATTTGGTTTTCATTTATTTTGTCAACCTCATCATTTGTCAACTTTGTTAAATATGCAAATATTTCACGTGAACATTTTAAATTATTTAATATTTGTTTTTTAATTTGTGCCTCTGTCAACTCACCGTCATTGTCAATGTCCCTGTGTATTTCATAATGACGAACCAATGAAATTATTTTTGAATAACTTTCAATTGTTAATTCGGACCATTTGTTTGGTAACTCAACCTGTTTGTCATTTCCAATTTTAATGTAAATCATTTTTGTTGTTTTTTATTTTTTGTATTGTTTTTTAAAATATTCCCAAATGTCATGATAATGTGTTTCGTCCTCATATTTGTCCAACATATCATTTAATTGTTTTATGGTTTCTGTCATATCAACAAATAATTCATTTGAACATTCGTCAATATGTTGTGTGTTGCTTTCATTTTTTAATGCTGTTGCAAATCCTAATGCACCAAACAACAAAAATTTTGGCAACATAAAAACCCACTCATTTCGTTCAACATCATTTACGTCAATATCTGAACCAACTAAATTGTGTAATTTTCTCGCCTTATATTTTAATTCGGAAAATCTTTTAAATGCTTTTGCTGTTTCCATTTGGTCCTCTGTAATTTCATAAATGTAATGGTCAACGTTTTTTTCAAAACGTTTAATAATCTTTTTATGATAATCATTCAATGATGTTATTTCCATAACTTGCAAAACTAATTCAATTTTATTTTTATTTGACGCAATTTTTGGGTTATCCAAAATAAACAATTTTTGATTTGTAAAATTCAAAATATGCCCTCATCATTAATGCGTCTGCAATATCAGGTGAACGACCTAATAAATTTTTAATTTGTTCCTTTGGTGTTATTGCCAATTTGTTGTCTTTGTCAATGTTATACATTTTGCACAATTCCAATTCACTAATAATTGTTTGTTGCAATAATTTGTCATTTGTGTCAATATATATTTCACCCGCCTTTACTTTGTTTGCTAATGCGTAATAGCATTGTGATTTTAAATTTTTATAATTCTCACCGTTCAATGCTGTTGAATTATTTACAAATGATTTTATGCCTTTTACAATATCAGGAATTGCACCACCCACGCCGTCTGCGTCTGCAATTATATTTGAACGGCTGACATTGTATTTGTTTGCAATATCAATAACGTGGTTTGCCAACTCATCCAATGTGTTTTTGTCCCACGTTTTTATTAATATACATTTCCAACCGTCCCAAACACAAACAACTGATTTGTCCCGACCAAAACGTGCAACGTCTATTGTCATAAATTTTTCACCACCTTTGACATAATCATTGGTGAACATATCATTTAATTTGTCAATTAAAAACAAACTCATATCGTCATCACTGTATGTCCAATCTCCATACAATAAACGTTTCATATTTACTTTGTCCAATGTCTTTAATTGGTCAATATAATGTTTTGAAATGTTTGGGTTGTCTGTCACTAAACTTTGCACAAACGCTTTGTCATTGCCTAATGTTCCATTCACAAACTCTTTGTAAAACATTGTGTAAATCCAACCTTTTGACGGGTTGCACGTTAATAAAGTTTTCGGAATTAAATTGTATTCGTCTAAACGGTATCTTATCCGTGACTGCAAAACTGAATATGCAATTGGTGAAATTTCTGTTGCTTCATCAACAAATATGCCTGTGACTTCTAACGAACCCAATGTGTCAAAATTTGGGTCTGACGGCATTGCAAATAAATCCTTTAATAAAATAACTGATTTGGTGTGGTGAAATGTTATTGTTGATTTTTGTTCATTGTATGTGTAATCAACTGACGGTATTAAATTTTGAAATTTACAAACCTCAAACAAACTTTGCAATGTTGTTTCTCGTAATATCTTTAAACGTGAACGACCAATTAACCAACGTGTGTTTGGAAACTTTAAACATTGTTTAATAATCCAATACGTTCCCAATATTGATTTGCCACCACCTGCACCACCGCCATAAACTAAAACTTTATGTTGTTGGTCCTCTAATATATCAATTGCCTGTGTTTGTTTTATTGACAACTCCATTTGTTGTTTTGTATGTTTTGGTTTCATTCCAAACAACGGGTTTGCCGTCCTGTCCTGTTATTTCCTGACGTTCAACATAACCACGTTTTTTGCCTTTTGTTTTTAAATAAAACAATATTGCGGTTGCGTTCCCGTCTTTTATAAGTTTCCACAATTCTGCCTCACAAACGTCAATTGCCATTTCACCAATATCGTCAACGTCTTTTTTAAATTGTTCATCCTGCTCATAATATCTGTAAAATGTGGAACGACTACATTTGGAAAAATGACATGCCAATGTAATGTTACCCATGTTTTGTTGTAACGACTTCAACAATGTTTCTTTTTTTACTGTGGTCCTCTTTTGTTCCTTTTTTTTAGTATGTCCCATTTTGTTTCATTTTATACAAAAATAATAAATTTAATTTGTTTTTATTTTAAACACTGTTTGCGTTGTCAACATTTACATGTTAAATCCGCCCAAACTTGAAATGGGAACGTTCAATGCCTCAATAATTGCAAATTCAAAAATTTTACTGTCATTATCATAACCAATTACATCACCCCAATTTTCCTTTAATAATTCCCACGCCTCAAATGTTTCGTCTGAAACTTTTAATGTAATCACTTTGTCATATGTTTCTGCCTTTTGTTCTGTCTGTGGTTTATTCAAATGTTCGTCCAATGATTTGTATTTGTCGGGGTCATACGGTTTGTTTCTGTCAAAATCATAATAATGTTCACTGTGCTTTGTCATATCTTAAAATTTAATTAAAAAAAAATACGGGACATTTTACCCTGCGTTGCTAAACATAAAATGTAAATACGCACCGAACCCGTATTTGTTTAAAAAGAATGGCGGG